CTAACACATCATAATTACCATAAGGTATTAAAACATCATCAGAAAACATATCATAAGTAAATTTATTTTTTGTAATACCTTTTTCCTTTATAATTTCTTTTTTTATATTTTCTAATTCATCTTCATATCCATATAATTCCTCGTAATAGTATTTACATAATTCCTTTAACGATAAACTATTCCCCTTATCCTTATCTTCTGCTCTCAATAATATGTCAGTATGTAAACAATGTGCCATTATGTATGTGCAATAAGTCCATCTAATTTTCATTCCTAACATATAATTTAATTGTGATATATCAAAATAAGAATTATGTAATACAATCTTGCATTTAAAGTTATTAAAAGCCTTGAATATCACTTTTAATTGTTCTATACTTAAATCTCTAGTTATTAAATATCTTGACTTAGTAGTGAAAAATCCAATACCAAAACCTAATAACTTATTATTTCTAATATTCAAGTCCTTAGTTTCAATATCAAAAGTAATAACTTTATCCTTATCCATAAATATATCTTTATTTTCAATAAAAAATTTCTTTATATTATCAAAACCTTTAACACTTCCAATATCCAAATCTAAATTATTATATATTTCCATTACTTCTCTCCTTTAATAAAATATCCATATAAATTTTATCACATCAAAATAAAAAAGTTAAGTATAAACTTGACTTTAATTTATTATACATCGTAACCATATAAAGTATGGTCATATTCAATTTCTTCTTCAACCTTTTCAAATAAACTATAATAAAATTTTTCAACCCATATTATTTGTTTATGTGTTAATCTTCTATTTTTATTATAAAATCTTTTTAATTCAATAAACTTTTCATTTTTAGTAACTTCTATTATTTTATCTAATTTTTCCAATATACTCATTTAACAATCCTTTCATATTTTAAAATTTATCATATTGTAACCCTTCAACAACACCTAACTCCTTATAATACATATTGTCAAAATTCATTATTGCCAACACAATCTTATCACTCTCTCCGTGTCTATTTTTACCAACAAATACTAACATTAATTTCATACCTACAAATAAGTCTTTATTCTTCCTTAACCCCTGTTCCATAAATGCTTCAATTTCAGTATGTAATAATTGTTCTTCTGTAACTGCAATACTTCCATCACTCATAATATCCCTTTTATATCTTATAATAGTTAGTTTAGATAATTCAGTCAAGTCTGTATACCTGAAATATAAACTATGCTCTGCTATCTCTACAATCTGTTTACTCTCTGCCAAGCAAGTATGGTCTAAATATTTCCTATTCATACTATGTATTGCTAACTGCACCGTAGCAACAATTCTTAAATCATTAGCCTTAGCAATCATATCGAGCCTAGTTGCAAGGTTAGATAATAATTGGTATTCCCCCTTGACTTCTGCTTTCATAGTATCTAGTATAATATTTTTATAACCTTTTCTAGCATTTGAGATGATACAATTCTCTATATCATCAGGGGTAAACATTGGCATAAAAACAAATTTTACTCTCTTTTTAAAATTATTTACATAATATACAAAAGTATCTCTCAATAATCTCTTATCCAAGTCAGTAGGACTACCCCTTTCAATTCTATGCCTCCTAATAAACCTATTCTTTAATTTCTTATTATTTTCAGTAAATCTATACACATATTGATAAATAGCAACTAAAAATAACTTTTGAAATGTTTTCTTATCTTGCTCATTAGCAATAATTAATATCTTTTCACTACATTCCCCATCTTCATCTTTTTGTAGTAATAATGGTAAAATATAAAATGGAAAAGTCCAAGTGGTCTTACCTTTTCCACTTGAAGCACCAAGAAAATGTACCCCTTTAAATATACCTCCTGTAAAATAGTCTGTATATTCATTAAATCTCTGCCTTATCCCCACTTCCATTTCATCATTTTCTATTTCCTTTATTAATTCTTCCATACCCTGTTCCATATCACTTTCAATAGGTTTTGACTTATAAATATGAAAACATCTATCAATACTATCTAACAAGTAATCTCTCATATCATCTGTATTATCTGCAAAGTCAGATAACTTATTAATTATACCCTCTATCCCACCATTATCATCAACAAAGTTAGAATAACGATATAGACTAAGATTTTTTAGATATATCTCAAACTCCCCTTTTATATCTAAATCATAATCTATCTTCATAATATCAGTATGAATTAGCAATAACTCTCTAGTAACATCATCTATATCTTCATTATTTGCTATCAACTGTTTTATCCTGTCTAAAGTCAATATTTGAAAATCATACTTTTGATATAGAATAACTGCATAGTCAAACAATATTTTCATATTTGAGTTAATAAAGTCATCTGTATTAATCTTATTTTTTATTTCAATAAGATTATCTCTGTTATTATAAATTAATTGAGTTAATTTTACTTCACTTTCTTCCAAATTTTTCTCCAAAAATTCCATTATTTTATCCTTTCAACTAATTTTTTAAACTTATTAAAATCAACTAAATTTACAGTATCTAGTGAATTTGTCAACCTATGTACTTTAGTATATGCAACCTTACCTATATTAAGTTTATAATCTTTATCCATAGATACAAAACATTTATACATTTTCAATACATTTTCTCTACCTAATTTATAAGTAACTGAAAATAAATCCTTGTATTCCTCATCTTTTATATGTGAATTATCCAAATTTCTTGAATTTTCATAAGGTAAATTATTATATAATATATTATCCCTTAATGTAAATGATATGAATATATAAATATTACTTTCAAACCAGTCCTTATCCTTTTCCATAATTTCACTTACAAAGTCAGTACCAAGTAAATAATAAATCTCATTAAAAGGTATCATAAACTGTCTGACTATTGCTAAGCCATTACATAAATACTGAACTTCAACAGTATTTTCTGTTACTCTAAATGTATGGTCTTTAATTAATGTTATTTTTCTGTCCTTAGTATATAATATCTTCCTAATACTGAATATATTTTCATTTCCCATAAAATCACTTCCTTTATAAATATTATCCTATCTTATTATATAATAATAAAATAAAAAAGTCAAGCAATTTCTTACTTGACTTAAAAATAATTTTTACAACTCTCCTCTATCAAATTTATTTAATTGATTAAATACATAATTTAAATCATTATCAATATATAAATCAAACACACCTGCTGGAGATTTTATACTTAATAAATTATTATCTGAATTTGTTTTAAATTTATAATAACCATCAACTATTTCAGTCTTTAAAACAGTATTAAATATACCTTCAACAACAAATTTCTCATCTATAAATTTACTAGATGTTTGTACTAATGTACCTTTTTCTTCTGCCAAAGTTTCAGTATTAGAGTGCCAAAATATTGCTATATTTGAACCTAAAATATAAGGCAATGTAGTTATCAAATCTAATGATTTTTGTATATTCATTGCTAGACCTATGAACTTATCAAAACCTTTTTCATCGGCTCTTGTAAAAACATCTAATTGTGAATAATATTGAAAATCATCAAATATAATATTTTTAAAAGGTAATTTTTTAGTTATTAATATATTAATAAACTTATTTAAATCTTCAAAATTTTTACATATTTTTATAAGTCCTTTACCTTTTTCTAATTTATTAATTGAAAAATTATTTTTCCAATTTTTAAATACTAAAGGTTTAAATTTACTCATTACAATTATTGTATCTTTGGGAATTAAATTTCTAAGAGAATAAGTTTTCCCACTGCCACTTCTTCCTACCACTAATACACATTGTCCATATTCCATAATAATATACTTCCTTTCTTTTAATAATTTTAAGAAAATACTATACCAGTATTTATCTCTTTTAATTCTTGAGTTTCAACTGAATATACCATAAAAAGAAATTTCTTTTTAATATTCTCTTTCAATTTCTCATACACTTCATAATCTTCCTTTGAAAATATTAAATTATTCCTATGATTATGGATAATAATTGGTTTCTTCATTCTCTCAATCTCAAGTATATCTCTGTCTGTTAGATAAAGTCCTAATGTTGTATTATCTTGCTTATCAATTTGTGAATTGTTAATTTGATATATTTTATTTGTTTTGCTATCTAATACAATCATATTTTCAACCTTATTATCCAAACTTTGATACATCTCTATTATAGCATTAATATTCTCTCTTGTCAACACTATTTTCATATTTTTTAATATGCTTTCTAATGCCTGTTTATATTCCTTAAATGTATCAATATATATGCTTTCAACTATATCTCCACTAAACTCAACATCTAAACTAAAATCAAACCCCTGTTGCTCATTCAATGGCTTTATCTTAAATGTAGTATGAAAATTACTTAATATCCTTGCTAAATAACCTTTAGCAATAATACCTAATTCATCATTTTTAAAGTATTTCTCAACCTTATCAAAATAAAGATTATATTTTATTCTATATTTTTTATTACCTAACTTTATAAATTTAAAATTAAATAATACATCTTTGCCTTTTTTAATTTCATAATCATATAAATTTTTTTCCATATTATCTCCTTAATCTACTTTTTCCCCACCTATTGTATTAGTTAAAAAACGTTTCTTTGTTCCTTCATCTAAATTTTCTTCTTCCCATTTAGTTAAATGAAAATATCTACAACTATGCCCACTATCCATAATTACTTCCTTATTTTCATAATCTATTTTAATAATTTTACTTGTAATGTATTCTTTTTTATGTAAATCATCAAAATCACAATACATAAATTTAATCTTATCTCCTACATTTACAACATTACCTTTAATATCTTTAACTATATCCACTATAAACTCTCCTTTGTAATTTAAATATTAATTCTTTTCATAATAATTATCTAACACCTTAAAAACATTTTCAAATACTTTTTCAGTTAATATAGGCGGTATTGCATTGGCTATCATTATATATTTTTCTTGTGTTGTACCTTGTAATATAAAATTGTCTGGAAAATTTTGTAATCTCATACCTTCCCTAATAGTATATATTCTGTCATATTTAGGATGTATTAACATAGTTTTACATATATTGCTTATAGTTCCTAATAAATTATTTTCATCTTCTCTTTTATAACTATTTGTAAACTTTGCCTTAGTTTTTAAAGGGTGTCCTTCTGGTAAACAACCCATATACATACCTGTTTTTATAAGTTTTATCCTATCTTTAACTATTTTTGAAGTATTATTTGTTACATTGTCAATAAGAATATCATTTTTATTTCTTAAAGATTTTATATAATCTGTTGTATTATCTACACCAACTAAATAAGTATTATCTTTTTCAGGTATGTCCATAATAGCCTCTTTAATACTTACACTCTTATCTCTATATTGTGGATATTCTAACATATCAAATAAATTTTTATCTCTACTTGCTAAAAATATTACCCTGTGTCTAGTTTGTGGTAATCCTAATTTTTCACATTCTATTATTTTATATTTTACATAATAACCAATTTCATTGTATGCTTTTATAATATTATCTAATATCAATTCTTTATTTTTATTTTTCATACTTAAAATGCCTTTAACATTTTCCATTACAACTACTTCAGGTTTTATTATATTTACTACCCTTAGAAATTCAAGGAATAAATGATTTTTCTGTTCCATACCTTCGTGATATTCTCCACCTTGTTTATATTTATACCTAGATTGTAAACTAAATCCTTGACAAGGTGGACTTCCTAAAACAATATCACATTTATTATCTCCTATCAATTCTTTAATCTTTTTCTCACTTAAATTATGTATATCCATATTTAATGCTTTATTTCCTAAATTATAATTATAACTGTCAACAGCAGGTTTCCAAAAATCTAATGCAAATAATGTATTAGTTCTATTATGCCTTTTAACACCTATTGACCCCCTCCTGCTCCACAAAATAAATCTACTATATTATATTTCTTCACAATACTAAATCTCCTTCCAATTAAATTTTATCTACAATAATATTATCATAAATTTTTCTATTTGTCAACACTTTTATAAAAAAAAATGTGTAGTTTTTTGCTACACATTATAAATAATCTTTTTAAACATACCTTTATCTTTATTAAATTCAATGGCAATGGCACTTTTAGTCTGTGTAATGTAACCCATCTCATTATGCCAATTATCACTACCACTAAGACTAGGCAACCTTATATATTGTACTCCTCCAATTTCCTCAACAGAATAATTATGTAAATGCCCACTAATGAAATAATTATATTTAGATTTACCATACATCTCTTTAACTTCATTTTGCATTAAAA